AGGATCAGCCGGCGGGACCTCGAGCTTCGGCAGCTTTGTGCAGGCCTTTGGCGGTGGAGGAGGTGCAGGTGGACAGTCTGCTGGAGCTTCTGGCGGCGGAGGCGGCGCCGGATCCGGCGGCGCTGGCGGCTCGACTTCGACAGCAAGCGCGGGTGGCGGCGGCGCGGGCGGCGGTGCCGCGGGCGGCAGCGCCGGCAACGGCAACGGCATCGTCAGCGCCTGGGCGGGCGCCGGTGGGGCCGGTGGCACCTCAGGGGCGCTTGGGCCCAACGGCGGAGCCGGTGGGATAGGGGGCGCCGGTGGGGGCGCCGGTGGGGGCCTGACGGCCGGCCCTGTCGCCACCAACGGCGGCAACGGCGGGGCGCTACTGATGGTACAGCTTTCGGCCACAGCAGGCGGCGCCGGCGCGGGAGGTGCTGGCAGTGCTGCCACCGGGTACACGGCCGGAGGCGCAGGCGCAGGTGGTGCCTCGAGCGCGGCCTCCACAGGATTTGCCGGCGGCGCAGGTGCCGTCGGCGCAGGCGGCGGAGGCGGCGGCTCCTCCATCAGCACGCAGCCTTCCGGCGCTGGCGGTGCTGGCGGCGTGGGCGCGGTCTACGTGATCAGTCAGTACTAACGAGGGCAGAAACATATGGCAACGGGGAAGCGAACCAGCGAACCAGTCAACTCACAGCAGCTCGAGGAGGCCGAAGCCGAGCGACAAGCTCAAGCACCGAAGCCGCCCGAGCACAAGGACGCCGCGCAAGCCTCGGCCGAGGCAGTGAGCGCGGGCCCGTCAATGGGCGAGCTCGAGGAGCGCACGGTGATGGCCGAGGAGCGGGCCGAGGCCGCCGAGCGCGCCAACGCGCAACTGCAGGAGCAGCTGGCGCAACTTCAGGCGCAGATGGCGCAACTGGCGAGCGCGATGCGCCGCCCAGGCCAGGCGACGGAGGGCTTCTCGCGCGGCTCGATCGAGGAGCTCGCCGACGGTGAGCCGGTGTTCCGCGAGGACGAGCCGCACGGCGTGGTGATCGGGGATGTGGAGGTCGCCTACGTGCAGAACGGGCATCAGTTCGGCAAGGACCACAAGTACCTGCGCACCGAGCGGCACCACGGTGCCGGCCGGCCCTTCAACCCGCGCATGGTCGGCTGGGTGAGACCGCGTCCTGGCCAGGTGCTGCGCGATGCGCTCGAGGGCTTCCGCGACGCGGCCTAGCAGCTAAGATCGCGCGCTCACACACAGGAGGGAGCGCACATGTGGCGACGCGACGATCCGCAGGGCAACGAGAGCGGCAAGATCAAGTGGGAGATCGTGAAATACACCCGCGGCCGGGGCCTGGACCTCGGCTGCGGCTACCAGAAGACCTTCCCGCATTTCATTGGCGTCGATAACGGCAAGGATCAGCTGCTCTTCGGCAATCAGTGCCACGCCGACGTGTACTGCAAGACCGCGGCGGAGCTGCCGATGTTTGCCTCGGGCTCGATGGACTTCGTATTCGCGAGCCACCTGCTCGAGCACTTCCCGCTGACCTTCGATGACCCGCGTCAGTGGAGCAACCCGATCGCCACCGCGATGGCCGAGAAGATGGGAGTGGAGCGTCACACCGCGAGCGAGGCGCTGCGCGAGTGGAGCCGGGTGCTGCGCAAGGACGGCTATCTGATCCTCTACGTGCCCGACGAGGAGCAGTACCCTAAGGTCGGCGAGTCGGGAGCAAACCCCGATCACTGCTTCAACTGCAGCTACGAGCAGATCATGAAGCTGATGCGCACCACCGGCAGCGGCTGGGATCTGATCGAGTACCAGCAGCGCGGCGGTCCCGACGACAGCGAGTACTCGCTGTACTTCGTGTTCAAGAAGGGCGGCAACGGGCCGATCCGCGAGAGCTGGTCGACCACGCCCAAACAGCACAAGAGCGTGGGGGTCGTGCGCTATGGCGCGTTCGGGGATCTCATGCAGTGCGCCTCGGTGCTCGCGGGCCTGAAACAGCAGGGCTATCACGTGACGCTCTACACGAGCCCGCCGGGGCATGAGTGCATCCTGCACGACCCGAACATCGATGAGTTCTACCTGCAGGACAAGGACCAGGTGCCCAACCACCTGCTGGGCGAGTTCTGGACCTATCACAGCCGCAAATATCACAAGTGGGTGAATCTGTCGGAGTCGGTCGAGGCCTCGCTCCTCGCGATGCCCGGCAAGAGCCCGCACTGGTGGGCGCCGGCGGCGCGGCACCGCTACATGAACCACAACTATCTGGAGATGTCGCACCTGCTCGCCGGCGTGCCGCACGTGCCGCAGGTGCGCTTCTACCCGACCGATGAGGAGCGCGCCTGGGCGAAGAAGGAGATCGCAAGCTTTCGCGGCCGCCCGGTGGTGCTATGGGCGCTCGCCGGCTCCTCGATTCACAAAACCTGGGGAGGCCTTGACCGCACGATCGCCTCGATCCTGCTGGAGTTCCCGGGCTCGGTCGTGGTGCTGACCGGGGACATCGGCTCTCGAGTGCTCGAGGCCGGCTGGCAGAACGAGCCTCGCGTGAAGCGAACCTGCGGCTACTACTCGATCCGCCAGTCGATGGCGCTGCTGCAGGAGGTCGATGTGGTGATCGGGCCTGAGACCGGGATGCTCAACGCCGCGTGCTGCATGATGCTGCCGAAAGTGGTGTTCCTGTCGCACTCCACGCACGAGAACCTCACGCGCGACTGGGTCAACGTGTACGCGCTCGCGAGCAAGAAGACCGTGTGCCCGGGCCGAGGTGACAACGAGGCGCCGGCGTGCCATCAGATGCACTTCGGCTGGCAGTTCTGCAAGCAGTTCATTGAGGAGGGCAACCCGGCCTCCGGGACCGCGCAGTGCCAGGCGGACATCGACGGCGTGGAGGCCTGGCATGCGATCCGCCACGCGATCGCCTCCACCTTGCCGCAGGCCAGGGATCAGACCGCGCTCGAGGCGCCGAGGATCCAGGTCGCGTGACCGCGCTCAACCTCAACGCCCTGACGCTCAACACCCCCAGCACCTCCGGGAGCTACATCTTCTCGGTGACGCAGGCGCAGTGCATCCGCCAGGCGATGCTCGACATCGGGGCGCTGCAGGGCAATGAGGACCCGACCGCCGAGGAGTACGCGGACTGCTCATTCAAGGCCAACCTGCTGGTGAAGCAGTGGATGGGCAACACCGACTTTGCACCGGGCCTGAAGGAGTGGACGCGCCGGCGCGGCGAGCTCTTCCTGGGCAACAGCAAGTACGTCTACAACTTAGGCCAGACCGGCGACAACTGGGTGGACTCCACCACCGGGCTCATCTACCCGCAGCAGTACGGGCAGACGACGCTCACCGCCGCAGCAATCGCCGGCGCCACGGTGCTCTCGGTCGCCTCCACGCTCACCTTCAACGTGAACGACTACATCGGCATCCAGGTCGGGAGCGACCTGTACTGGACCACGATCGCCTCCTTCAACCCGGTGGCCGGCACCGTGACGATCCCAAGCCCGGGCCTGTCGGGACCTGCGAGCGCCAACGTATACGTGTGGAACTACACGACCAAAGCGGTGCGACCGCTCACGATCATTGCCGTGGTGCTGCGCGACATCTACTGGAACGACACGCCGGTGCGGATCTTCCGCTCGCCGCAGGAGTACGAGGCGCTGCCGACCAAGGCCTCGCCGCAGAACATCGCCGACCCGACCGCGGTGTTGTATGAGGCGCAGTTTCGCACCCAGACGCCCAACGGGCAGCTGTACATCGACTGCGGCGGTGCGCAGGACGTCACCAAGCGCCTGCACATCACGTACCTGGCGCCGGTGCAGGACCTGGTGAACCCCGGCGATGCGGTGGACTACCCGCAGGAGTGGTACCGGGCGCTCGTGCTCGGCTTCGGCAAGGAGTTCTGCCCGATGTTCGACTGCGCGTGGACGAGCGAGCTTGAGAGCTCCCTGACCGACGCGCTCGCGATCGCGCGCCAGGCGCGGCCGGACAACGAGAGCGTGTACTTCGAGGTCGATGGGGACGACCCGTATGGACCGTGAGGGCAGCGCGTGAGCGTCAAGTTCACCAAGATAAAGCTCTTCGGCGAGGGCATCTACGCCAAGAGCCCGATCATCACGCGCCAGCGTCGGCTCAACTGCTACATCGAGATCCGCAAGGACGAGGACCGCTCGAGCGTGATGGCGATCGGCACGCCGGGGATGAAGTTCGCCTTCAACGCCTCCACGCCCAACAACCTGCCGGCGCGCGGCATGCTGGGCAGCCTCACCGCGCTGTACGAGGTCGCCGGCAACCAGGTGCTGCAGCTCACAGGCAGCGGCGGGCTGATCGCCTCGGCGAGCTTGGGCTCCTTCAACGGCTACGTCGGCATGGCGTTGAACCCCACCCAGCTGATGCTGGTGGACGGCTCCAACGGCTACGTGTTCACGCCAGGCGGCGGCATTGTCACGGTCGGCGGCGGCTTTCCGAACGGTGCTCGCACCGTCACCAACTGCAACGGTTTCTTTGCCGCGGAACTGCCCGGCACCAATGAGTTCTATGTGTCCAACTTCGGCGACGGCACCACCTGGTCGGGCCTGGCGGTGGCCTCCGCGGTGCAGACGCCCGACGGGATCGTGGCGGTGGACACGCTCGGCGGCCTTTTGATCGTCTTCAGCACCGCACACCTGGAGTTCTGGCAGAACCTGGGGCTGATCCCGATGCCCTTTCAGTACATCCAAAACTCCGCCCAGAACTACGGCCTGGCCGCGGTCGGCAGCCGCGTGCACGTGGGCAACTCGCTGCTCTTTTTGGCCAACAGCGGCGGCGGCCTGCTGCAAAACTCCGCCGGAGCGTTTCAGATCGTGAAGATCGACGGCTACCAGGCCAAGCCGGTCTCCACCGGAGATGTGGACAACATCCTTGCCTCAATGGCGGCCACGAGCACGGTGACGGACTGCACCGCCTACAGCTACCAGGTGGACGAGCACCGCCTGGCGCAGTTCAACTTCCCGAGCGCCAATCGCTCGCTGCTGTACGACGACACGACCGGCTTCTGGGGCGAGGTGCAGTCAGGGGTCACCGCCAACTACGCCGCCCGGCACATCGGCAACATGAGCGCGCGAGCCTTCAATAAGACCTTCATCGCCGACTACAGCAACGGCAACGTGTACACGCCCGACCCGGGCACTTACACCGACAACGGCTCGACCATCGTGCGCGAGATCGTCAGCCGCTGCGCGATGGAGCAGTACAACCGCTTTCGCATCGGCCAGGTATACGTGGACATGGAGACCGGCGTGGGCCTGACGCTGCCCGGCCCGGGCTACACCCCGCAGATCGAACTGTCGATCGCCAAGGACAACCGACGCTTCGGGCGCCCGCGCTTCGTGCCGCTGGGCGTGCAGGGCCAGGACTGGACCACCCGGGTGACCGCCAGGCGCTGGGGCTACGCGAGCTTTGCGAACCTTCGCATCCGCTGCACCGACCCGGTGAAGTTCGTCGTCGCCGGCGCGGGCCTCAACACGAGCGTGCGCCAGGGCCGCGCGGCGCCCAAGACGAGGGCGGCATGACATCACCCGTCGCAGGGCTGCCGCCGATGCCGCCGGTCAACTCGCCCGCCTGGGCCGGGTGGTTCTCCTCCGCGCTGAACGTTTTGGTGGCGACGAGCTCCTCGGGGCCGACCTCAGGCCGGCCGACCAGCGGCCTTTATATCGGCCGCTTCTATTTCGACACGACGCTCGGCATTGCGATCTGGTGCAAGACTCCGGGGAGCTCGCCCGTGTGGGTCAACGGTGCAGGGACACCCGTGTAGATGCGCAACTTCCTGAAACTCGCCAGCGCCTGCAACGTGCTGCCGCTCGCGGTGGAGCTCGCGCGCCAGCCGCATCTGTGGCGCGAGGACACGTACCTGCGCGACTACCCGCAGGGACCCTTCAAGGACGTCGAGACGGTATTCGTGCGCTTCCCGACCGCCTCGGTGAGCGAGCTGGAACGAAGCCAGAAGGACCAGCACGAGTGCGTGTGGATGGACGGGGCGCTGCACCTGCCCTCGACGCGGACGCTGATCTTCTCGCTGATGAACACCGTGTGCGGGGAGCGGCTCGGGCGGGTGATGGTGAACCGGATCCGGCCAGGCGGGCGGATCTACCGGCACGCGGACACCCCCGAGCACTGCAAATATTACAGCCGCTTCCACTACGTGATTGCTTCGGCGCCCGGCGTACGCTTCGAGTGCGGCGAGGAGGCGGTGTCGATGGCCACCGGCGAGGCCTGGTGGTTCAACAACGCGCTCGAGCACGAGGTCGTGAACAACTCGGAGGCCGATCGCATTCACCTGATCGTGGACATCCACTGCAGCTTTTACGCC